CAAATTTCTTAATCTGGTTCACAGTTCCTTTGTGATACCCATAAGCAAAAACCCCGCCTGTTAAGGCGAGGGTTGTTGCCAGTATGATAAGTTCTTTCTGACCAATCATCCAAATTTCTCCAACATACGTTTCCGGAGTTCATCCCCAACTATTACAGGGTTTCGGGAAACATCATCACCGGGGAGGACAGTATAGTCCCATTTCCACTTCTGCTTCACACCCAGTGTGGGCTGAACCTCAGCATGACTCAGAGTTGTCCAACGCGAGACAGGAATATCATACTCTACGCAGACATCCCATGTTTGTTCCAGCATTGCATCAATGCCTTCCCATGTGATTGGATTCGATCCCCAAGTGATTGGGTTTGTCTGCTTGGCTCCTGCCATAGCATCCTGAGAAATCCCAACCCAACCAGAATTCATAGATCGGGTATGTGAAGCTCCCACCCCTTTGCGCCAGTCGTATCGGACTTGTTCAGCAATAGTAGCTCTTCCATCATAGATGTTGCCTTTGACATCGGTAAGGAAGTTGTAGGCTTTGAGTTCAAGCTCAATGAGTCCTTTGGATCCTGCTGTCCAGTGCCAGACAACCCCTCGGACTCCTCGGTCAAAGAGATCGTCTTTCCGTTGTACACCTTTGTGTTTGCAGGCATTTGCGATTCCTTTGCGGGTATTGGGGCCATTCATGCCATCGACTTTCAGGATCTCCTTATTGAAGATCCCGTTTACGCGGCCTTGAAAGTCTCGAACTGTATAGCTCATGGCCCATCCGCCTGTATGTCTTCAATCACCCCAAGTTCAGGATGAAACATTTTGCTGCAATACTCAGGAGAGGCATCACTCACCTCAGTTTCCAGTGTTTTGGAAATATATCGGACACACACCTGAAATGGTTTGTCTGAAACTACAGGTGGAGGAGTTCCATCACCGGGATCAAAGAAGGCTTTCCACGTCCAAAGACGAGGATTGTCTTCCACTGGTGAATAATTTCCATCTCCACGACGGGTGTCCATCCGTTGACCTTGCTCATCTCGAACAGTTGCAATCCATGTAGCTGCAACAAGGAGCTTGGCATCTGCATCATACAAAATCATTGGACGATCATATTGATCAGTCTGAATGACTTCGAGTGTTGCTGACACAAAAGGACGCCCAATCAATTGAGAATCATATAATTTTTGTGCCACAGGTAGAACCAACAGAATGAAGATCCCCAGCAGGAGACCAAGTATCAAGACTTTGAAATCATCCCGATTTCTCGTTGTCTTCTCAGCACGAAAGACTTTTGTGTGATTTGGATTATACGTCATTGTCATCATCTCCCTTTTCTGGTCCAGAGATAAACCGCTCCACGAGCGTCACTGCGACCAAGCCAACAAGGAAAGATGCTGCTGTCAGTGTTCCCATAGCACCTGCCATCTCATCTGGCAGTTCTCCAATCCAAGGTCGCATGATCGCAGGTCCAAGTACGCCTACACCAAATGCAACGGCTCCACCCACGAATACAACACGAAGACCCTCACGCCAAGTGGTTTTCAAAACAGCAGCACGAACTGAACCACCCAACATACCCATAAAGGTTAGGATGGCAGCACGCTGGTTGAATACCTCATTCAAGAGGTTTGGATCTTTCATATCATTCATTAGACGAACCCTCGATCTTGGAATCGGGTATCTTCGTCAACTACTTCCGATGTCTGAGACTTGTTCTCGATGACATCATCCCCCATCATTTTCAAATAGAGACCATAGTACGAATCACCTTTTTTGCTGTGCTCTTCTCCACCCATATGTGACAGATACAACCCAGAGACGTAAAGTGCCAGTGCTTCATACAAATGAATTGGCAAGTCCATGGTGTCCATGACTGTGATCGTTGGATGTTTGGTCTGGAACTTCAGATCAACCGCAGGTCCATAATCTTCCATGAACGCATCAGTGAAGCGAACAGACTTTGGCGATGGGAGCGTAATCTGGTTATTGGTTTTGGGGATGAACATTTTCTCATTCGAAGGAATCGCATCTTCCCCTCTGGGAACAGCGTGTACGGACAAGAGCCGTACATAGTCATCAAAAGCTGCATCAACTGTACCAGTTAAATTGTATATGTTTGTGTTTGCCAAGAATGTCAGTGCATAGGAGGACTCAAACAGCTTCATCCGGGTGCTGATATCAACCAGCCCCTGATTGGTGAGTTCCAACAGTTGATCCTCATGACCGGGGTCAATCTCACCGAGATCTTGGGTATCAACCGCTGCTGTATTCTTGAGTTGGGTATAAGCCAACTTTCTGGTGAAATCTGTGAATAGCATGTTGAATCCTTACACGATGTATGCGCCCATTCCGGCTTCTTCGTCCATATCTGGCTCTGTACCCCAAATCATATCCTCAGTCGAGACCACACTTTCGTCTGTTGGTTCTTCTGGGTTCGGTTTCCAAGGGTTCATATTGGCAAGCATGGAGATCGTATCAAGGCAATCGTCTTTGCCCATAATACCATCACGAGTGGCAAGCGAAATCTGTTCCATGAACAATCCCAATGTCTTAGTCTGTCTCATCTCCATCGGAAAGTAAATCTTCCCTGACTTGAATAATGGAACCACCAAATTAAAGCGAGTGAGTTTGTCAGTCGTTGGACGAATACCGGGTTTGCCTTTTTCATGTGTCAAATTAAAGTAAACACCTCGATTGTCCATCTCACTCATGATCCAAGGGATGAAGCCACCCTGTTGTCCTGATATCTCGATACCGACTCCTTGGGGCTGATATTCCTGTGCGAAGTTGAAAAGATCAGTCATAGTTTTGTTCATCTGCTGTCTTTCACAGACTCCATCCACCCAGTGCCATTTGCCAAACTGATCATAGGCCCAGACTGAGATGACCGAATAGTCTGCTGTTTGCTTCGAAGATGTCGCAAAGTCTGTAGTGATATAGAAATTGTAATCCTTCTTATTTGCAAGGATCTTCATCCGAGAGTCCCAAAGGATCTCATCTTCCTGAACCAAACGAGACTCATCAGACGTAATGCGAAGCATAAGTTCCTGACGGAAGGACTTCTCTTTACCTTCCTGTATCGCACTCTGATACATCTCATTTACATACTCAAAAGTGAAACGATCTTCCCAAGCTCCAGAGAACTCCTCTTTCGTGCAGGGAAATTCCTTACAAACTGGCCACACGTTCACTTCCCATGCACCGGATTCAATGGCACGGTACACGATGTCATCCTTGTTGAAGGGAGTACCATTCAGGATCATCTTGTGACGGGTTGGGTCCATCGCATACTGAACACCAGAATAAACCGTGTCGTTGATTGCTTCCATTGCTGTGGGAGACTTTGAATCTGCATCAGAGATCAAGTCATCCATTACTGCAAGAACAGGACGACGGTTGAAAATCTTCGTACCTCGGATACCAGATTTGGCACCAAACATCTTCACACCAAACTTGCCACCATTCCGATTGAAGAACTCCATGTAGTTTTCTGTGAATCGAACTTTTTCTTCTGGCAGCCAGTATTGCAGGAATTCAGAAGAGTAGTACCGAGACTTCACAGATTCCCTCATGGACTTCACACCGTTGTCCATACTGTCCGAAATATACAGCATTCCGGGGACAGCACCAAAGCCGGGAATCTGATTGAACATTGCCAGATAGAGGGTCAAATATTCTGCCATCAGTGTGGTCTTAGCCGTACCACGAGCACAGAGATTGGTGATCTTCTTCTTCTTGGTTGGGAGTTTATCCAACATAGCCAAGTGCATGATGGGGGTTTTGTTATCCTCACCCCGACCATCATTACACAGCTTGATGAAGTTCATGAATTTCAGGCTGAACTCTGAGGGGATATAATTCCCAGAGTTCAACCAATCGAAATCCACTTCATTCAGATAATCATCAACAGACTTCCGCCCATAAAAATCTACATTAGCCATCTATGATCTCCGCATCTTCTGGGAGATTCATAGGCATCCCTGCAACTTCTTCCACAGTCATGGCTCTACCTTCGATTACTTTCATCTGGGTATAGGCCATCTCGTTAAGACGTTGCTCAAGAGCTTTCATGCCATCATTCATTCCGATGTCAATTTTCAGTTCAGCTTTATTTGTCTCAGGTCTTTTCAAGTGAGTCAGAACCGAGTTGGCTGCTTCAACACGAACCTTGTCGCTCACAGTTACATCGTTCATGATCTCATACTGGGTGTTAAGGGCTGACTGAAACATATCCTGATTCAAGACCCACGTCGGAATCATGGCTCGTTCATAGACCATGTTGACCAGCTTGCCCTTGTTATATGCGGCCACATAGGACGCAATGTCCTTGGGTGCTCGTCCATCTGAAACCATTTGAAGATGGCGTTCAGGGAATGTCGCTTTGTACGCATCGAGATTCGATTTCCCCATAACCTTATGAGAAACATACATAACTGCTCGAACATAGTCGCCCAGTTTGAATCGTCCCTCACTCAGCACTTGGGAAAAGGTCACGAAGTTATCTCGGATGTACCGAGCCTCTTCCGGATCTTTGGAAAGGTTGTTCAATTGATCAACCATTGATTGTGTAATGTGACCCTTTTGGCCAGCAGGTAGGGAGTCCTGCACCTCTTTAAGTGTAAGCATTGCTCGTTACTCCATATCTGTGGTAATGAAATCACACAGTGACCCTATAACCTATACATAGACTGGAAAGCAAATGGCACAAACCTGTTCAACAAATTATGTCTGCACCCCCATTTGGTACACTCAAGCAAACCAAGTCGAGAATGGTGGAGAGGATGTCATCGCATATGCGGCTGGCCCCTATGCCCAAGACCTCAATATCACTTGTGTCGTCAAGACCGGAACTGTCCAGTTTCAGATCAAAGATGAGCTTGGTGCTTGGTTTACCCCATCTGAAGCATCATACACCGTGAACAATTCAAACCTTGTTCGGTTACCTCGTGCAAACATGCCAGATGTCCGAGTAATCGCAACATCTGATGCCACGTTCTACATCGAGGGGAGCTTGCGCTAATGCCTTTACCCATTGATTATGTGGGGACTCAGGACGACGACCAAACACGCTCCATCGACTTTGTGCATATTGAGCCGTCGATTCGTGAAGGTACATTTCTGGTCTCCAGCCTTTATGGACGGGATGCTTCGCTTCCTCTTTATCGGTTTCCTCCGGTCAATACATTTGCCCCATACATCACTGGGTCTCAACAGATTCCCGGAACTCTCGTTGCAAACTATGGTCAATGGGCTGCATCTCCATCAGCACAGTTTGCTGTGCAATGGATGAAAGATGGTGTCGATGTCCTTGGAGCAACCAACCCAACCTATGTAACATCTGAACCAGATGACGGAGGTGTCTTCACCTTTGAACTTCGTGGGTTTAACATCATAGGTGAAAGCTATGCCATGAGTTCTAACTCAATTGGTGTATCTCTGATTGAACCAATCATCATTCAAGAACAAGAAAACTATGTGCTTCAAGGTATTAGTGCTGGTGCCAAGGCGATCACACTCATTGAAGAACGTGATATGATCCTCACAGGTTTGCCTGCTGATAATCGTTTGGATGTAAATGGAGGTACTGCTTATTTCCTAACAGGTTTGGCAGCAGATCTTCGTCAAGATATCAACGCAAAGTCTGTAGGTATCATTCAAGGCTTGAACCAATCAGACACAATGACCCTTCTCGAAGGTCCACAAGTTGCTGTGGTCACTCGAACCATTGGTGATCCATTGGTAGATGGTATTCGTCAGCCTCTTCCTTTGAAAAACCCCGGTGCTGAATTTGGTATGTTGGCATGGAACAGCTTTGGTGCTGCATTTGCCACCAACACATCTCCCTACTCTCAAGCTGGAAACTACTGGTGGACAGGTGGTGACGGGGTTCATGCTGGGGGATTGAATGTTCCTTACTCCTACTTTGAGCAAGATGTTCCAATGTATCCTGTTCATTATACAGACATTGATGCAGGCTTGGCCTATGTCGAAGTCGATTTCTTTCAACGTAGTGAAGCTGGCTTCGACCAAGGTGGAATCAAACTTGAATTTTATTCAGAGATCATGGTCCTGCTGGGTGTCAACTCTGGTTCTGGAATCATGGCTCCACCTAGTGGCATCTGGTTCCTTCGGGAGTTTGAAGTCGCAATTCCACCCAACACTCGTTTTATCCGTATCATTCCAGAGTTTCTCTTGGTTTCTGGTAACGACTTGAACACAAGTATAGATACAATCGCACCTTTCATCCGTAAGGGTGTGAAACCAGTACCTCATGACTCTGGTCCAGACTTTAAACAATGGCGTGTTCGATTCATACAAGCAAACACATGGTCTGGCACTGCTGTATCTGAGATTGCTTTCCGGAATTCTGAAGGTGGTCTGACAATAACCAATGGTGGCCAAGTTATCTTTGGTTCTGCTGGTTTGGGTAAACTGAATGCAGATGCTGCTTTCGATGGTGTTGCCAACACAGATTACTGGGCTGGTGAAGAGAATGCTGTGGCAGTTGATACTGCTTGGCTTGGGTATGACTTTGCTGTTCCAGAGCGTCCAGTCGAAATGGCGATCACTGCACGTCCGGGATCTGATGCCTACATGGTAGGCAAGTCATTCTATATTGAAGGATCTGATGACGATGGCTTCAACTGGACCAAGGTCAAGTATGTTCCGGAATCTCTGAATCCTTTGTATAACACAGGGGAAACCAGAGCATTTGGAATGCCAACTGGTATCATTACTGGTGCTCGTGATTACTATACTGGTACTGGTTATACCTATAATCGGTCTATTGACACAGCAGACAACTATGCTGGCAAGGGTATGATCTATCAAGCATGGTCACGATTCACGATCACTCATCTTGATGCCTACATCAACAACCAAGCTGCTGGGACTTTCAACTATGAGCTTCAGTTGTATCAGTGTAGTACCCAGAAGAATGGGAGTGGTTCTGCTCTTGGTATGGTCACAGAACATCTGGAATCTATCTCTGCGGTTTCTCTCCTTCAGGATGGTGACACATGGGTAAGTCTGCCTCTGGTTGGTGCTCATCACTTTGAAGTTGGAGATTACTTTTTGGTTCGGTTTGTGGATCTGGATGCAGCCACTAACCCTGACGACGCAAACGAAGGTCGCATCTTCTACCACACCAATTGGAATGATGAACCTCAAGATCTGTTTACCAATCGGAAGAACATCGCCACCAAACTGTACAACTGGCTTGGTGGTGCAACAACTTTGGGTCTGGGAGATGTCAATCCAACGGGCTTCCAAACCAATTATACTTGGGGCATAGATTTCCAAGTCCTCATGTACTAATAACGACTTAATCTGAAAGGACACGCTGATGCCTAATATCTTGTTTGCATCCAATTCAGTTTCCCACTTTCCGGGAACTTCGATTGGTTCTGCCGATTGGACCTTCGATGCCAATCGAGTTCCATATTCCATTGAGACTGAGCTTCTAACCAAAGCCTCGTCTCCTCCTTTGCCCCTATCTCCTGATGGGACTCAAGAATGGTGGTTCCATTTAAAGAATGGGTCTACCAGTTGGTATTCGAACTCTGATGATCCAATCATCGAGATTGTAGATTCTGATGGCACACGTATCCTTGAACTCAGCATGTATAATCGTTCTGGTGAAGGATACTATTGTCGTTATGTAGTTGATGGTGTGACATATACTCTGACAAACACATTGCCCATCGCTAACAACATCATGCGAACCTATGATGTGAAGATCAAAGATGCTGGTCTGAACTGGGAAATGTCAGTGTATGTAAATGAAATGTTGATCTTCAATGATTCTCGACCTTTCACCACCTTCGTGGCACCTGCTTCTTTTCAGATCGGTGGTCACTATGGGGATACCAACACCAATACCACCCAATACTACTACTCTGAGTTCATTGTTGCAGATGGTGATACACGGAACGCTCGCTTGGACTTGCTTCGTCCGGTAGCTGTTGGTGCTTACGGAAACTGGAGTGGTCCGGTTATCTCCTTGTCGGATGAGGATCCAACCACAGGTATGACAACTGTCTCTCCTGATCAGAATCAGTCCACGCTCCTGACGCCATACTCTGGTGCAACCAACATCTCCAACATCGTTCAGGTCACAACTTCGGTTCGGGGTATCAACTCACCCACCCAACTTCAGCACCTCATTCGTATGAGTGCTGTAGATTACCTCACACCGAGTTACACAATTCCATTCTCGAAGGATTACCAGATCACCGACTGGGCGTTGAACCCAGCTACCTCCCAACCTTGGGAAGCTGCCGATCTACTTACTGCTGAGTTTGGTTTCAAATCTATCGCCTGATGTTCTCCTGTATCAGCGATTGAGGGAGAGGGTCGTTCTGCGGAGCGACCCTTTCTTTTTTGGTTTATAGGGTGTCTTTAGTAGTACCTGTCATATGATCTCAGACAGTGTTTTATGCCAATCATCCTCACCAAAACTCGCTGCTGTTTGAAAACCAAGAATGCACATAGGCTCTGTGGCTTATGGTTCGAGAATAACATCCCATGAAGTTTCACAGAAAATTGCCTATCCACCCCATCAAGATCAAAGCCAAGCATCTCAAGAAAATCCAACATAGTTCACTTTTCCTTTTTGGGTTTCTACCCCTACCTAAACCTACGACCTGACATTCGAAAGGAAAAATCAATGTCCCCTGACCAATTCTTCTACATCGCTGGCCCTATGTCTGGCATCGAAAACTACAACCGTTTCGAGTTTGAAGTAGCAGAGAAAATTCTGCATGATCGTGGCGTCCCATCCTCCAACATCTTTAATCCCATTGACCATGAGGCTTCTCTCTTGGTTCAGAAAGGTGCTATCTCCGGGCAGGACGCCTACAGGATCTGTCTGAAGATGGATCTCGACTGGATCTGTGATTGGGCCACCAATCTCTACATGCTGCAAGGCTGGGAGCTTTCTCGTGGTGCTATGGCAGAGTGGACACTGGCTGTCGCCCTTGGTCTGGAAATTGAGTATCAATAATGCAACAGATCAAGGTGTGGTAAAATTGCCACATCTTGACAACCACCTTTCAAAACATTTACTCGTAGGGCAGGGCTGCGGCTCTGGGGGCTTAACCGGGTGAAATCCGTTCCACAGAGATGTGTCACCATACCGGCCCAAACTGCCCCTCACCCTTCTGTGGAATCCTTTACCTATCCTGCACCCCTCCTGCACCTATCAGCTATCGAGATGGTGTTGAAGAAACCACGTTGCTCTTGGAGCAGAAAGCGTAGCTTTCTGTGACAAGCTGCGGAGCAGGC